TAGCTGGCATCTAAGTAAATCTGTACCTATCTCTTTTATACTAGCTATTGTCGGTCAGACTGTAGCACTAGTCTGGTACGTATCAAGTCTAGACAACAACATAGAAAACAATCAACGTGAACTTATACGGCACGAAACTAGAATAGAGGCTTTGGAAAAAGTAGTACAAAGTCAAGCCGTAACCCTTGGACGAATGGATGAAAACATAAAAGCCATACGTGACTCAGTGGAAAAGATGGCAAACAGGGACACTGAAAACTAATACAATCGTTGGGGGGATACTATGATTGATCCAGTAACAGCTATAGCTGGTGCTACTGCAGCCTTCAATGCAATTAAAAAAGGTATACAAGTAGGCAGAGACTTGCAGGACATGGGTGGTCAACTCTCTCAGTGGGCAGGTGCAGTAGCAGACCTAGACTTTGCAGACAGACAATCTCAAAAGCCACCTTGGTATAAGGCTCTAGGTAGTGGCGTTGAAGCACAGGCAATGGAGATATGGCAAGCTAAAGAAAAAGCTGAGTCCATGCGTAAGGAATTAAAAGATTACATATCGGTTATGTATGGCCCATCTAAGTGGCAAGAGATACTTGAGATAGAAGCCAAGTTAAGAAAACAAAAGAAAGAACACGAGCACAGACAAATAGAAATTAAACAGTCAATAATAGAATGGTCAGCAGGTATAGCTGTATTTATTATTTGCACTGGATGTTTGGTTGGCTTTGTATATTTAGGGACTAGATAATGATACAATTCAAAGGATTTAAACCACAAGCTATGCAACGTATTGCAGGTAGTATGGGCTATCAAGGTAACATGAGTGGCTTTAATGCATTCTTAGAACAAAACCCTGATAAGATGCAGCAAATGAATATGTATCAAGATAAGGCTATGCAGATGGTTAAAGGTGGTAGTGTACCTAGTAAGTATAAAGGTTTTTCTAAACTACCAGAAAATGTACAACAAAAAATAAACTCAGAACTTGCGGGTAAATATCAAGAGGGTGGGATAGTTACACCTGATCCTGTGTTACCACCACAACAACCTTACGACAATTTAGGAGGCTTTGGACCCGGCGGCTTTACACCTGAACTGATTTCAGGACCACCACAACAACCTGTGTATCAAGGTGAATCTATCACAGAGTTACAAGCACAACGTGCTATTGATCCTTCACTAGCCTATGGTACAACAGTACAACCAGTTGGAACACAGATAACATCTGATCAGTTAATCCCATCAACTAGTGGTCAAGTTTTAGGAGATATTGAAACAGGTACATTACAAGCAGGTACTGCACAGGCTGATGCACCAACCACAACTCCTGCTACTACTATGGATGCTGTTCAAGCTAAAGATGATGTAGCAGCCGTTGTAGCTCAAACACAGGCAGCACAAGGTACTGTTGATCCACGTTCTATAGTAGATGCACAGATAGCTACATCAACTAGTGTAAGTGATCTTGAAGCTGCACAAGGTTCTGCTATTCTTATGGATAACCCTGTGCAACGTAAAGTAGAGCAAGGTGAATTAGTTAGCCCTTCTTCTAATGCAGCCACTGCTGCTAAGTTTACTGAAGAAGTTCAAGCTGCGCAAGCCACATTAAACAAACAGGCTACAGTTCAAGGTCAACTTGATACATTAATGCAACAGTTTGAAGATGGTGCTACACCTGCATGGGCTGCTGGTGCTATGCGTAATGTGTCTGCTACTATGGCTTCACGTGGTTTAGGTGCTAGTAGTTTAGCAGGACAAGCTCTTGTACAGGCAGCTATGGAATCTGCACTACCCATTGCACAAGCTGATGCAAGTGTTATAGCATCTTTTGAAGCACAGAACTTGTCAAACCGTCAGCAACGTGCTATGCTTGCAGCAGAACAACGTGCTAAGTTTATTGGTCAAGAGTTTGATCAAGCATTCCAAGCACGTGTAATGAATGCAAGTAAGATTAGTGACATTGCAAACATGAACTTTACTGCAGAACAACAGATTGCATTAGAGAACAGCCGTACAGCAAACACTATGAACCTAGCCAACTTGGGTAACAGACAGGCACTTGTAATGTCTGAGGCTGCAGCCCTAGCTAACATGGACATGGCTAACCTTAACAACAGGCAGCAATCTGCTGTAATGAATGCACAGACTTTCCTACAGACAGATATGGCTAATCTAAACAATCAACAGCAAACAGAAATGTTTAAGGCACAACAAAGCATACAGTCTTTGTTTACTGATCAAGCTGCTGAGAATGCCGCACGTCAGTTTAATGCAACTAGTCAAAACCAAACTGATCAGTTCTTTGCTAATCTACAAACACAGACATCACAGTTTAATACTTCACAGTCTAATGCTATGGCACAGTTTAATGCAGGTGAAGCTAACGTAATGGAGAAGTTTGCTGCAGAAATGATGAACCAACGTGATCAGTTCAATGCACAAAACAGATTAGTGATTGATCAACAGAATGCACAATGGCGTAAACAAGTAGCAACAGCAGATACTGCAGCTATTAATCGTGCTAATGAAATTAATGCAACTAATCTATTAGGTATCTCTAACAATGCATACAATGATCTGTGGGCATATTATCAAGATAGCATGGAGTATGCTTGGAACAGTACGGAAAATGAACGGCAAAGACTGCAAGAGATTACAATGAAGAAAATGGAAGTTGATGCATCTGTTGAGGCTTCTTCATTGCTTGCAGATCAACAATCTTCTAGTGCTTGGGGCAGTCTCGTAGCTACGATGTTTACTTCAAAGATAGGTGGTGACACCTTACTCGGTAAAGGTCTTGAATATTTATTTTAAATAAGGACACACACAATGGACGTTAATCCAGCATATATGGCATACACAAATTTAGGCATCAAAGAAGATGAAGCTCCTGTAGAACAAACAAAGAGCTTTGGTTTACTATCTCGTAATGGAAACAGTAAATCTAATGACACTAAAAATGAACCTATTGATCGTGTTCGTAGTTATGTTACTTCATTACGTAAAGCAAGAAAGCAAATAACAAATGGTTGAAACACTTACTCCTACTATGGACTATCCTATAGCTGGACAAGGTATGACTGCTGAACTAGGTAGCAGACCTTGGCAGAACCCACCACAGTATGCCTCTGTAGAAGAAGCACTTGAGTGGTACATACCTAGACTTGTATCTGATGAGATGTATGAGGGTATAGTAGACACTATGGAACTTGGTGTACCTCTTACTACTATGGCTGATACCCTACAGACAGGCGGTGTTATGCAGGGTTTACACACAATTGATGTTGGTATGTTGGCTATGCCTGTGATTATTGAAATGCTTGCATATATTGCGGAAGATGCAGGAATAGATTATACTATGGGTACAGATAAACGTATTGACGATGACAAGATTAGTGATGTTAAGATTGCACTAGCCATGAAGAAGATGCGTGAAAAACTACCAGAAGCTATAGAAGAACGTGAAGAAGAGCCAGAGGTAATGGAAGATACACCAGTAGAACCTGCACCTAGTGGGCTTATGGCAAGGAGAGTGTAATGGCATTTAATTTACAAGGCTTTGGTGCTGGGTTTGCTAGTACTCTTACTAGTCGTATAAATGATGACCGTATCCGTCAAGAAAAGATACAAGATGAGGCACGTACTATTGCTACTAGGCAACGTCTAGCTAAACAAGCAGAACGTGAACAAGAACAAAAAATTGTAGATGAACTTACTGGATCACTAGGTGTTTTCTTTAATCCAGAGGAAGTAACAGCTATAATGAAAGGTGGCGTTGGTGCAGCACGACAAGCATTGACACTTGGTCAAAATGCTGCAGCTAAAGGCATGAGTGCTAGTCCGTTAATAAACATACCCGATGCAGCAGCATTAAGTGCGCAAGAATCTTCAGACTTTGCTTCAGAAGTTTTATCTAGTACAGCAGATTTACCACCTATTGAAAGTGGTGTATCTGATTTAGAAAAAACTCAAGAGGGTGTAGAAAGAAAAAGCAGTCTATTTAATTTAGATTACTATGGACAAATTATGTCTCCTGCAGATGATGAACAGGCTACTTTAGATAGTGCATATGCTATTGCTGTACAGAAATCTATAACAGGAAGTACACAAGCTATAAGAGATAAAAATTCTAAACTTGCAGACTTGTACTTAGCTAAAATAAAAGAAAAAGATGCAACATTAAAGGCAGAGGGTGAAGGTGATACTTCTAGTCCCTTTAGTAAACGTAGTCTTACCACTATTGAAACTACCAATATAAAAAATGCTCTACAAGAAAATCAATTTAGTGTAGACCTTGAGGGAAGATTAGCAGAAAAAGTAGGTGATAGAGTACCTGAGTATAATGTGGCAATTATCCAAGCTGCTAATATGATGCGTGTTGACAATACTGGCGAAGACGGTCAGCCTATGAGTCCACAACTAAATAATAAAGCAGCAGCATACGTTAAAAACTCTATTAAAAAAATACAGTTAAACGCCAGAAGTAGAATTTTAAATCCTACTGATGCTATGAACTCAAAAAGAATACAAAACATAGACCAACCAATAGACATGTTTGCAACAGAAAATGGTCAACGGGTTAATGTTTTACAGAAAAATGCACAAGCTGGTATGTATTCAATTGGTGATATTATTTTAGTTAATACCGTGGAAGATGGTGTGCCTGTAACTCGCATACAGGTGTATACTGGTATGCCTATAAATACCCAACACAATAACTTTATTGATGCAGGTAAAATGTAAATGGATAACAACTTTTTATTTCCTGATCTTGATGAGGAAGAGGTTGTAACTGTACCAACTATACCAGATCAAGAGCAGTCAACCTTTTCTTTTCCAGATATACAAGAAGAGGAAGAGCCTTCCTACAATACAAGTACTGAACCAACACTGCCTTCTCAAGAGGGCGGTGATTTTTTGTTTAATGATATTGATGACAGTGAAGAAGAGTTTGATTTAAACGTAGATACATCTACAGAAGAAGTTATTATAGACACAGAAGAACAAGACCCAACACCTATAAATAATTTAGAAAGTATTGTAGATAAACTTTTTGAAGAAGACTTAAATCGAGTTGACACAGGTTTAGACCTTGAGTTTATTGAAGCCCAAAGACGTATAGCTGAAGAAGACGTAAGAAAAGAACAAAAGATTCTTCAGGGTATTGCTAAAGCCTATGATATTTCTGTTGAAGAAGTAATCCAAAGAAAAAAAGAAAAGAACCCTAACTCTTCTATAGGCATGACTGTTGATGAAAGAGTTGCAGAAGTATCTAAGTTTCATTTAGATAAAGTATTAAGTCGTAGAAATGCTTTAATAGAACGATTAAACAATAAAAACATGGTAACAAGTGGGCTTACCTCTAAGTTGTTATCTGCTGCTGAAGAGGGTAACATTACTGCAGGGGAAATTAATGCTATTGTATTTGCTGATGAAATGTTAAACCCTGCTACTGCTTTGGCTGAACTTCCTATACACTGGACAAATGTACAGGAACATGTACGTGAGGGCAGGTTGGGTGCTGCCGCAGCAGATGTTGGGTGGGCTACACTAGATGCGGCTGCTGCAATTCCCGTAGCAGGTGTTTTGGCTAAAGGTATAACAAAAACATGGAAAGCTGTTGGCAACGGTGGTGAGTATAACCGTGTGCAAAATGCCATGTTAAACGAAAGCAATTTAGCCGAGGAAATAAAGAAACAAAATAAAGCAAAAGCCGCAGAACACAAAGAAATTAAAGATGATTTAATCATTGCATTTGAAGAAAGAAATGAAGTAAGAATATCTAAAGAAACTAAAGATGGTAGATTAGCTATTGACCCTGTTGCAGTACGTGCTAGTGGTAAGACAAAATTAAAAGAATACTATATTGATGATGTGTATCAAGGCAACAATAGCAATGCTTCTGTAAACCCGTTAGATGAACTAGCCATAAACGATGAAGACGTACTAGCTATACCAATATTAAATCCAGAAAAACTGGATGCTTTGGTTGGTGTTGTTGCAGATTTACAAGACGCATTTCCTGATCTTCTTAAAACCCCAACAGTAAAAATCACTAAGGGTAAACGTAAAGGCGAAGAAAAACGTGCAAGACCTTTAGTAGATCAACTATTTGAACTTACAGTAAATGAAGATTTAATAGCAAATGAAACTTTGTATAACATATTAAATAAACATGGTATGTCATACGAAGAATACATGTTGGGTGTGGTAGGGTCAGCCTCTGAAGCAGGTAGATTGCTGAACAGGGTAAGTCAAATGTCTAGGTTTAAACCAAAGGGCATTAAAGAAAGACAAGCAGAGTTAGCTAACAGGGCAACACAAAAAGGTCTATCTAAATTCTGGTCTAATACAGTACTACGTGGAGAAAATATCCGTAGGGGTTTGATGGTGTCTTCACTTGCTACGGCTGCACGTAACTTACAGTCTGGTATTATTAGAGCACCAATGGAAGGTCTTGCTAATGTTATGGATACTGCACTAATTACGTACTCTAAAGCTGCAACAGAGGGTGATAAATTTCGTGGTGTAGTTGAAGCAACAAAGAATGTTATGCCTTTTGTACGTGACGGTACATACTCTGGTGCATTTCGTAACATGAAATATATGTTTGCTGATCAAGGTACAGCAGAGCAGTATACAAAGTACATTTTAGACAGACCTGAGTTATCTCAACACTTTGAAAGACTGGGAAGTAGTATACATGAACTGCAAGAGTTGACGGGTAGAGGTCAAGCTACGACACGTGTTGGTCAAGGCTTAGATAAAATGGCTTCTGTACTTGAAGATGGAACTGCATTTTTAAACACACCTAACCGTTGGCAAGAAATGATGCTACGGCACACAACATTCTTTAGTGAGATTGAACGTTTAACTAAAGCAGAATGGGGCATAGACTTACGTAAAACTTTAGATGAAGGTAGAATAAAAGATGTAATAAACGATGCTGAAGATTTACGTGGCCCTAACGGGCGATCCTTTATTAACATGCTGGATGAAGCTACCACCAAGGCACTTGATGTTACGTATGCAAAGCAACCCGATTTTGCTCCGTTTAAAATGGCATCTGACATTATTACTAAATCTGGCCTAACCGTCATTGTTCCTTTTCCAAGATTTATGTTTAACTCTATGGAGTACATGGCTCAAAATGCAGGTGGTATGTTTATTTTGGCTGCTCGTAAAGCTATTTTCAAAGACACTCGTGGTGTTATGACCGCAAGAGACAGACAAGATATAAGCCGTAATCTTGTGGGTTTTGCTGCTATATACGGTATGTATCAGTATCGTACATCAGAATTTGCTGGTGAAAGATACGAGTCTATGGAATATGAAGACCAGCAGGTAGACCTTACAGGAACGTACCCTATGCGGCAAGTAGGTTGGATAGCAGAGTTTGGTAAACGTTATAAAGAAGAAACACTAGACACTTGGTATGGGTCTGACATGGATCATATTGCTGAAACATGGTTAGGAACATCTGCACGTACTGGTGTGGGCAACGTTATGATAGAGGAAATACGTGATATAATAGTTGGTACAGAAGATATTGTTGACAAGAACAAACGTGCTAAAGCTATTGGTAGTGCTGTAGGTCAGTATGTAAATACTTTCTTAACGCCAATGTTTCAGGTTGTAGAAGGTCAACGTGCTGCAGGTATTAAGTCTGATGTATACGTAGATGCTGCAACTTCTCCTACCTTAAACGATGATTGGTCTACTTCTTTTGGTTCTGGCTTTAGTAGGTCTTTAATACAACGTGGTCTTGCTGCCCCCTCATATGAAGAAGAAATGCCAAACAGAGTTGCTATTGACACAGGGGATATTAAAAGATATGACCCCCTTAAAAAACTTTTCTTTGGGTTAAATATAAAAAAAGCAGATAATGATATAACAGAGTATCTATTAAGTATTGGGTACGAAGACCCTACGTATGAACTTGGCAGTAGGTCAAAGCTGCCAGAAGAAAAACGTGCAGAGAATCAGTACCTATCAACTGTTCTACCTTTAGTGGTGGAGATAGCAAAAGAACAATCTACATCAGGACCACTTAGGGGTGAAACTAAAAGAGAAATAAACCAAGTAGCTCGTTCGATAGTAAAGAACACTTTAGCTACAGCTAAAGAAGAATTTCTTGAAGATGGCTACGCATCACCATATGCTACGGCTGTAGATGATCTCTCAAGAATACCAAGAGATGATAGAAAGTTTGCTATTGTCCAATTCAAAAAGTTTAATAACGGTAGAAGTCCTGATCCTACAGAATTAACTGATCTATTACAGTTAATAGAGTTTGCAGATATATACTAAATAAATAAGGGGGCAATTAAGCCCCCATTTTTTTGTCTATCGTTTGTCTCCACTTCCACCAATAGTACCTGCATCTTTTCTGGCACTTAACTTGGCTTGGTTCTGACCTGCTATCATACCTAGTGTGAGGTTGAGGTCAGTGGCTAGTGCTGCACAGTACCATAGTACATCCCCTATCTCACTGGCAATCTGCTCTCGCCAATCATCAGGACGTTTATCTGGGCCATCACGTATGAGCTTCTTAACTTTGTTAGCTACCTCACCTGCTTCCCCTGCCAATCCAAGTGCAGGGTATATTATTTTGTGCTGATCAGAATAGATAGCTGTACTTGATGCATTCCTTTGATACGAATTAAAGTCAGACATGCTGTACTTCTCCTTTAGAAACTGTTCTGCCTCTGCCCGTAGTTCGTTCATACTCCTTAATCCTTTTTAGTTGATCGAAGTAGGCTTTGTTAAACCCACGTTCCCACTCACGATGTTGCATCGTATGGATGCTGAATGGGCTAGACAACTTGTGTCCACTCTTAAAGGCACTATAGCCCATTTGAAACTGCACACGTAATGGTGCATCGTACTTACCCAAGCCACGTTCTTTTCTGTTAAGTTTCTTTGGCATAGTAAATCTCCTTATGCTACGTTAATTAATTCAGCCTCTGTGTATGGGATGTGGTAGAACTTCTCACCCTTCACAATGTTACGTCCTCGTGCCTCACGTAATCTTTCTTTAGTCAGGCTAGTATCTTTGATACGCCACACTTGCTTTAGGTCTTTACGAAACACGTAGAAGTTAAGCACTCCCTTCTCACCCTCGTACTTCTCAATCAAACGTCCCTTACGTTCTGGTATACGTATCTCTGCCCAATGAGTAGGCCAATCCCCTGACCATGAAACCTTTACTTCTGCTTCATTGAAGTATGTATAATCTTTCTTAGTTGATACAACATCTACATTGTAGTTCTCTTCTGTGTTTGTAATCTCGTGACCAATACTTTGCAGATATTGTACGAGGGTTGTCTTTGCGGGTGCATCATATGCATCGTATAGTGCTTTACTGAATTGACGTTTTATCATTTATCTTTCTCCTTATTATTGTTATATTAATTATATATCAGTAGGAACTTCAAAGCAATAGGCTTTTGCTAAAGATTCTGGTGTAGGTCTAGTACTCATTAATGTTTTTTCCATTCTAACTGCAGCATTATTACAAGCATCTTTATCATAGATAATACCACTATAGGATTGAACTTTGATATTGCCTTCAAACATCATAATAAGCACTAGTACATACATAGGTTTCTCCTTTATGTTAAGTCTACTATTTCACACACGTCACCAGAGCAAGCCATAGCTTGCATTGCTATAGTGTTATCGTCTTTCTCGTACTCAGACAGCCCAGCCCAATCAATTTTATCGGGCATAATAGATAATAACATATCATAGTCAGTCTTGCCAACCTCTTGATAGGGTGCTTGCTGATATGTATGCTCATTGTATGGTAAAAATGACACACCTGACATCTCATCAAAATGTTTGTATACAAATGCACCTACCTCAAACCATTCATCCTTACGTACATTACAGGTAATGCTTGGCTTGTGCTCACACCAGTGACGTTGATACATAAGCCATGTCTCTAGTTGGCTTATTGCTGACAGGTCTGATGTTACGATAGCCTTACGAGGTGACTTGACAGGGAAGCTAAACACTGTAGTAGCATCGGGCTTCATAACGTCAGGTTCACTGGGTATACCCTGATCCTTCATAAACTGTGTCAAAGGGTCTTTGTTATCACCACGTACAGTACGGATATAATAGGGACTATGGCGAGGGTGTATGCCAGAGGCACTATCCACCAGTTGCGAGACTGTTCCTGACGGCTTGACGCAACTAATAGCAGTAGCAACAGGTATACCAAGACGGTCAGCCCATTCAGCATTAGTAGATACAGCAATCCCACGTAGATGTTCAAGGGTTTTATCCAATCCTTTATTGGCTGTAGTCATTAATGGGTTATCCATTATCCCTGTGAGAGACACACCGAGCAGTCGTTCTTCTTCTGTATTTCTGTTCCACACCTTTCGCAGATATGGAAACTTTGTGTACGTGCTTTGGATCGTCCCAAGTATTGTGGCGAGTCGGACTTTTCTAGCCAGTTCTTCCAACGAGTCTGTGGCTCGTACCACAACTTCCGTAAGATTGCAGAACTGGTTCGGCCTAAGTATGATTTCACTGCACGGATTAGTTCCAAACTCCCATTCAGGATCACGCCTACCATACTTTGCAGCTTGCTTCTTGCTTGCCTCACGATTGAATATACCACGTTCACCACTCCCACTTTCTACTAATGACATCCATTCACGCATGAAGGATACTGCATCTGGTTTCTCTGTATAACTAACACTGTTGTTAGCCAAGGCACGTTGTGGTTCATTCTCCCACCACTGACCTGACTTAGCATGACGCATACGATCATCACTCAGGTTGCTCAAGGAAATCATAGCTGACCTACGTACACCACCAACTACAACTACCTCACCAATCTTGCACATGATGTCGTGGCATTCAATGCTAGATAGCCTACGTCCTTGTGCATCTTTAAATATCCGTACTACAAAGTTAAACAAATCCACCAAAGGTGCAGGGCCACTAGCTCTACCACCAAATGTTTTTAGTCTAGCCCCTGCAGGACGTACACGTGAAACATCCCACTGTGGAATCTCACCTGCCCAAAGAAGAGCCATTACTTGTCTGAGAGATTTAGCCCAACCTTCTTTGCTATCCTTCACAACGACTGTGGTATCACTGTCGAACAACTCAGGGACTTCGGGCAGCTTGCTGATGAACTGACGTTCAACACTGAACCCAACACCCGTACCACACAAGAGGATGAACATAGCCTCGTCGAAGGACTTAGGGTCATCTATGGGTAGATAGCTACAGTTATACATACATGTATTATCTCTGTCTGCTGCTGGACCTGCTGTCATCATTGATCGCATACTAGGCATGACTTGTAAGCTAAGAATACTTTCTTCAATATCCTTTGCTGTAAAATCATCTATGTTGGGTTTAACTATATTAGTTATGTATCGTGATACAGTCTCAGACCAATTCTCTCTGCGCCCTTCTTCGTCAAGCCATCGTGCATAACGTGACTTGTGTATGAAGGATTGATAATCTGTAGATAGGTAGTTTTGTGTCATATCTATTCTCCTAATACTTTAATTGTTTTTATACTCATTCCATCTACATCGTAGATAAATTCCTTTAGTGCTTCCTTGATTTCTTCATCAACAAAACCATCTACAGGAATAGGATACTCATCTTCGTCTAGTTCCAGTGTAAGATATATCTTAACCACCATCACCAGACTCTTCCACAATCAACTGGTTTAGATACCACTGTGCTTTCTGCAAGTCTTCTATACCATTCTTATATCTGTATCGCCACAGGTACTTCATAATGTTACCCTGTAGGTAGTACTGATAACCTTCCTCTCCTGTTGCTGCACGAATAGCATCAATGCATTCGATACCTGCATAGTTATAGTGATCAGGTGAGTTTACCATGTCAACATCATCTGATGTAAGTTTAGGTTCTACTTTAGTTGCCATACGTGTCTCCTTATTCAAAGCTAAGTTCTATTACATTACTATTTTCATTACGCCTTACTTTCGGCACTTTCTCATTACTTTCTTTTAACACATTTTCTACGTACTTGTAAAGGGTTTCCCTAACAGTTTCGTTTTCTTCCATTGCAGGTACAGAAGCACATACCATATGCACCAGCCGCATTAAGTTTATATAGTCATCATCATCAAGAGAGTTCTCATCTGTGGTTGTATTACCAACCAACAACTCCCCTGTCCACTTACCTTGTGCATCTAAAAATGGACTGATATGTATAATGAAATCATTAGGATCGAAGTCAAGTAGTATTTTCTCATTTGCCACATTTAATTCCTCTTCACTTTTTTGTATGGGAAATGTATCAAGTCAGGATGCATATCCTTACCCTTCTCATTAAGCCATTCTTCTGGGATGATCCTGTTATAGAACGGAATCTTGTTTCTCTCACACCACTGACCATAGGTAGTCTTAGCACCCTTACTCAGCTTACGTCTACTACTCTCAAACACAAACCTAATGTCTAGCTTTGGATGCTGTTTCTTAATAGCTGCATGTTTACGTCTATCGTCTGCTGTAAACCTGCCCTTAGTTTCTATTATAATCCCATTAGGTAGTACAAAGTCTGGAGTATAGGTTCGGTACATGAGGTCTTCCCATTCGATCTTGATGGCTTCATACTTAACCTTGACACCATGCTCAACCAAATAGTCTTTTACTTTTATCTCAAGCCCACTCCTATACCCATACTTTAAAGCAGCAGCAAATTGCTTGCCGTTCATTAGAACCTGAACCAATCAAGTGTAGGAAGACTAGTTGCAGATGGATACCCAAGAGACTTTAATTCTTCTCTAATGGCTTCGTCTGCATCCTTACGTGTTTGCATTGCTGCTCGTAGTCCTGCATACTTAGCTTCATGTAATGCTTTCTTACGTACACGTATTTCTTTTTCCATGTGTTCGATATGCTCCTGCATTTCTTTTATTTCATCATCACCTAGCATGTTTACTCCTTTTATATCCATGACGGTTTTTCCATTACAGAATAGTCACCCCAACCTGTATCATAACACCAAGACTGATCTGCTTTTGCAATGACAGCTAAAGTTTTATGTAGTTCTGTAGTAGCCCAAGCCATGATCTCTGTCCCCATTAAATGTAGATGGGAAAGATAAGGGCTTGATTTCTCACAAGCAATGAATGCAAAATCAGTTACGTCATAACCTGCAAGCTGACAAGTATAAATATAATGTGCACCTTGTAAAAAGTAACCATACTTTACACACTCATTAAAGAAACCTTTTGGACTAGCATCTTGTGTAGTCTTAACATCATACACAGTTTTGTTAGTCTCAAGCATTAGATCGGGTCTAGTCTTTAGCATCACTTTTGATATTGGGTCTTCTACAAAAATACTAATTTCATTTAATCTGTTAGGATCAGTTAGAATCTTATGGCAAACAGGATTGTCTAGTGCACCTTTGGTAATACGATTAGCCACATTAAACTCTACCTCAGTAAGCAGAACTTGGTCTTCAGTTAAAGTTTCTTTCATAGCTTTAAAAGAGCTACTTGATTTAGTCTTTGGCCCTTTAATTACTAAGTTCTTTTCCCCTTCCAATAAGTTTGCATGAACAGCATTGCCCATTGCAAATGCTGCTGATTGAACAACCTTCTGTCCTTTCCAGTGGGCCAAAGACTTTTTATATACCGTCTTAACCGCACTGGAAGATACACCATCCATCGAATGGTATTCTTTATTGGACATGTTTGCTATCTTTTTCATTACAACTTCCTAAGTAAAGGGTGGTTCATTATACGAAGTCCTCTTCACTAATGTCCACAAAGGCTTCTACTGTATCCGTATCCACCTCTTCGTTCTTGTGCATGTTCTCGTTCCACGAGTTGAGAATGTACGTATTGTAGTTCTCAATCCATGCAACAAAGTTACCAAACACTTCTTGTGCATCATTGTCCATCTCTAGTGTAGTGGTCAAGTCCAATGCCGTCACAGGAACATAGAAGCTATTACCGTTGGGTAAAGGCACTTCATTAGATGTTAGTGTTACACTGTGTTGTGGTGGTAACCTACGCATCTTACTAAGATCAGCAAACACCTTACCCACAATCTTGAAGGCATCACGGTTGTCAATCTCCCACACGAATGCTGTAGGCTCTACGTCAACAGAGTTACCCTCTGCATCTGTAGCATTGATCAGTTCTACTGTACCAAACAATGCACGAACACGTTTGATAGAACGGATCAAGTCCTTCATGCTATCAGGCAATGCTGCCCAATCTTTGATGAACCCTGCAGGTTTACCACAGTTGAACCCGCCATCGTTGTCCTTCATATCACCATTGAGGTCATTGACCATAACAGTTTTGATGTAACGATTAGGGGTGTGATCTGTGCCCTTAACAAACTTCTTGTGCATGAACCGTTGCAGGAATGGACGTATACGCACACTCTCTGCGTAGTATGTGTCACCGTCAGGTACTTCTAGCTTGTATGTGCCACCTGACACAACTTCTAGCTTTACTTTCTTGCCATTCATATCCTGTTCACCCATGATAGGCGAGTGATTGATACGCAAACGTGCAAGTGTACTTGCCTTGGTAGCTTGTGGTGATGCATCTGCACTCATGCCCATTGCTTGTGCCATTACGTTGTAGTTATTAGTGTCTATTGTTGTTACTTGAGTCATATATAAGTCTCCTTTTGTTTTACGGATGGTAGTTATATCATGCGACATCTTTTGTGTCAAGCCAATTCGGACCAATCTTTGCCTCTAATAATAGGGGAATGTTGAAGTCAATGTCCCACTTGCGATTCACGATGTCAATCAGCCTGTCGTTGGCTGTACGTATTACTTTTAGTACTGTCTCCTTTTCTTGTGGGTGCACGTCAATAACGATTGAATCATGCACTGTGTTTACTACACAACTGCGTAGTTTGTTTGCTGTTAGTAACTTATCAATGTATATCAAAGATATAGGTACTATGTCAGCAGTTGCGAACGATTGCACAGGATAATTTTTTATCTGTGTGAAATATGTCACACCACCATAACGTCTACGTACAACGTCAGGGAATGCAAACTCACGTCCAGATGGTGTAGTGATCTTACCTGTGTTCAATGCTTCTTTGGCTAGTGCCTCGTGCCACTTGGCAATACCAGAATACTTTGTCGTAAACTGTTGATAATATGCCGCCTCTGCTTGCGACCTACCGAAACCACTAGCACCATACAAAGGTGCAAAGGTATGTGCCTTGGCTTCTTGACGTGACATGGGTTGACCTGCATCACTGATAACTTGTGCAGTGTAACTGTGTACGTCAAAGCCAGTAGTCACCTCGTCAATGGCAGTCATGTCTTGTGATAGGAATGCAGCCACACGAAATTCTAACTGTGCAAAGTCAGCTTCCATAATCTCACCGCCATGCCATCGTGATATGAATACTTTCTTGACAGGGAATGTACCACCACGTGGCATGTTCTGCATGTTGGGGTCTGCACCTGACAAACGGCCTGTACCAGTGCGGTGTTGTAACAAACGTACATGCAGCTTACCGTCATTCTTTACGTGTGTAGCAATGCCCTCTACGAAGCTGCTAAGATACGTGTCAACAGCAGACAGTCTGCGTACATTACGTAGGAACGACTCAGCTTCCTTCATGTTCTTGGAACGGGCAATGCCCTCAAGGAATATGAGGTTGTCCTTACTGGTACTGAACCCGTGATTACTAACCCACTTGGATGTAGGTGCAATGAACTTCAACCCTGCAATGGTAGTAGAGTCACGATACAGAAAGCCAGTGGCATCACAAGTAGTACACTTGTTTGTCTTGGCGAATGGTGTACCATCTTTCTTGGTTTTTCTGATCTGACCAGTACCGTAGCAATCAGGACACTGGTGTGCCTTTTGTTTGTACAGACGTTGACTATGAGTATTGACTGTGCCACGATAGTCAGAGTCAGGCATACGTTCATCAAACAAATCTGCCCACACCTTCTTGTCATTGGGCTTACGGCTGTAGATAACCCAAGACAATTGCTCTGGACTGTTAAGGTTGATCGGTCTGTCGCCCATGATGTCAGCAACCTGTTCCTCAAGTGCAATTTTAAGCATGTTACGTTCTTGCTCAAACTCGTCACGTACTTCCATCAGTGCATCCATGTCCACCTGAAACCCACGTTGGTATATACGTGCAAGGTGCAAGGAAAGTTGATTGGTCAGCTTGATGGTAGGCACGAGTGTAGGATTGTCAGCATACTGCTTGTCTAACTTACAGTACAACTGTTGTGTTGCGTGTAAGTCAGCAGACAGATACTCTGACAACTCTGCGTGATCCATGTCACGTACAGACTTGCCATCCTTGAGCCATGCCTTGAGTGTGTCCTGCTTCTTTGTGTCAAGGTCATACCGTTCAGCACAAGCCTCAAGTGACAGTACATCTTTCTGTCCACGTTGCAGTACGTACTCGCCAAGCATGGTGTCGAAGATGTCACCGTCATAGGTAAAGCCAGACTCCCACAACCACACCAAGTCATGTGGTGCGTTGTGTGCTATAAGTAGATGGGCAGCATCCAATGCGTCTTGGACTATACGCCGCCCATCTGTGGTGGGTTGTTGCTCTGCGTGATCGAATGTTACAATAGTTTCGTTCATGTGATCATCCAGCATACCCACCATAACTAATGTGTTGGTTGGTTCAAACGGATCAAGGTGCAGCTTGCCGTCACGTTTTGTTGTTGTGTTTTCTACGTCGAGGGTTAGTATCATGTTATCTCCTAGTCTAGTTCGTCTAGTATCTCTACCTCTTTTCCATACATGTTGTCAAGAGAATTATGAAAGTCTCTGTCTTCCGCAAAGTTTTGTATCGCAGTTACAACATCATCAATAGATAGGTTGTGTTTCTTTATAGCATCTGTTATACGAGTAACGTCAATTGCACTTGGCAATTCAAACTCTTCAAACTCTTCTGTTATATAACTTTTAGCTTCCAGTACTTTATCTTTCAGTTCTTTAAATGACATTAGCTTTTCTCCTTTGCTCGTTGTCTTTCCTGATCAGACATGGGCCTTATATAAGACAGTACCCTGCCTGTGTTCCACCTAGCTGCTTCTTTCTCAGCCTCATCACGTGAGTCAAACACCCACACATCTGTAGAGTATGTCCACGGATTTTCTTTTCTTACTAAGGTGTACTCACCTTTTTCTATTTCAATCTCTATTACATAAGGCATTACTTATCTCCAAACAAGTAAGGTTCGTATATCTTCTTGGCATCAGCCCAAGCTATCTTCATACCGATTACAAAACCGATAGTGCCTGAACAAACTGCAATACCTGCTACTGAATATAGTTCTGCTTCACTCATCTTGTTTCTCCTTTTCTGTTTCTAATCCTGCCGTAACTAAAGTCACAAAGCCTACGTTAAAGATAGCCATGAAAGTCTCTGGATCACACTCGACTTGTAGTGTAGCCGAACCATCTTCATGTTCTTCTATCTCTACTATTTTTACCTCACTCATCATCCTCTCCCTTTAGCTAGTGCCATCCATGACACAGGGAATAGCTCATGCATCTTGTGACTGATCTGATTAGCCACCTCTTGTGTCTCAGCTTGAGTGTCACTGGCACAACGCAGTAGGCACATATCAGAGAATGCATCTAGTGACCCTGACCAGTACCATTCGGTCATGGTGGACTGTGGTAGTATCATACGTGCTTGTTCAGGGCAGACACCCTTGTCTATTAAAAGTTTATATGTCTCAAGCAACCACTCAGATATTTCTACAACGTGACCTTCTAGTGTACCAGAACCAAGTATTGCATTATTATGTTCTGTATCTTTTATTTTAGATAAATCTATTACGCCATCACTGCCTTGCTTCTTATCGGCACTACGTCCACGCCATGTATCAGGATAATAATACGTAGGCTCATCATCCACATACCTACGACTAATCTCATTCCAACGTAGGAACTTATGCTTGACTAGCTGTCGTGCTACAAACACAGGTGCTTTGACATGGAACGTAGCAAAGGCATGACCGAAAGGTGACATATGTTTGTGCTTGGCTAGGTAGTATATTAGTTTGGTATCACGGTCAGATAGACCAGACTCCTGACCAATAGAGGGGTGTTCCCAATCAGACATCTTACCAAAGCTAACTCTAGCTGCGTTGACTACGGACAGGTCACTGCCCATATTGTCTATGTAAGTTGCTTCAATCATATTTATTCTCCTACATTACTTGGTTCATAGACTGCACCATTGTACTTACTGCCTGTCTTTTTTGTGCCAACCTCTACTCCATTATTACAACCAAAGACAACCAGTAATAATACTATTGCAATAAACATGCACGATCTCTTTGTCCACTTTATGAACTCTTCAAAAGTTCTTTCAGCTTCTATCTGTGATGACTCTCTTGGGGTCATGCTACTACCTCGCAATCCTAGAATCTCTTGCAGTGCAGGAAAATCCTCTTCTAAATCAGCTATGACTTGATCCATTTCATCTGGTGTCATGCTACGTACCTAGCAATCTTGTACTCTAGGTCTGTGTGCACAATGCCATGCCACCCAGACAGTTTGTTCTTGACCACATTGATGTGGCGTTGATTGTCTTCTTCCTCTTGTCCCTCTACGGTAGGGTTCTTGGAGATCATCAGCATCAGGTCAGCCTCTGCTGCCTTACCTGTTCGTGATCCTTCCATCATGGCTTGGTTGAGTACCACCTTGCCCTCTGCCTCTGCTGATAGCTGAGACATGTAGAACACCGCACACTCTTGTTGCTTTGCAATCTGCCTAGCATGTACAGCATTAGCCTTGAGTGCCTCGTCAGGACGTGAGAAGCCACTAGTACGTGCAAACTTGTCACCCATATCAAGGATCACAATGTCAGGCTTGTATGACTTGCATACAGACTCAACCCAGTTCATGTCACGACTAGTCGCATCTTTGAACATGATCTTGTCACGGATACGGTTGAAGATAGACAATGCTTGCTGCTTGTGCTTCACAATCTCGAACTTGTCCATGCCAGTAGCAGCAGTAATGTAACGGTGGGCGACACGGTGGTATCCTTCTTCGTTACACAACACAATGACACGTGCACCCTGCCAAGCAAAACCATTCGGCCCTGCTACTAGTGAGGCATGGAAGGATGTCTTGCCAGTGTTAGGTCTAGCACCTACCTCAATCAAGTGTCCTGCATTGATACCCTCTACCTTACGTGTAAGGGTAGGGATGTTGAACGTCCACTGTGACTCAAGGTCAGTCATGGCAAGGATGGTATCAAGGTTGATGTCTTCCCAATCAATACGCAGGTTAGGTGTGAAGTCATCACCATACTGCTCAAGCATATCACGTAGTGGCTCAAGGCTAGACTTGCTACCGTTCACATAGTCAAAGCCAAGGTTAGCAATGTCCTCGCCAATGACCTGTTGGAACAACTTGGATAGCACCTCTTGTGCTACGTCACTACCCATAGGCCGTTCCTTCTGTACCTGTTGAAACAGATGACTGTATGCTTGCTTCTGTGCTGTGGTGAGGGTTGGGTTGTTAGCCATGAACAACGCCTCAATCTCAGCAGGTGTTATGGTACGTTCATAACGATCCATAGCAGTGTCGATAGACTGCTTGATCTTACGTACATCTTTGCTGAATAGCCTGTCGGGACAACGTGCGCCACGATGCTCATCATAGAACTCTTTGTCCATGAGGCTACGTATTAATGATAATTCCATGTGTCAGTCTCCTAGTGTTGTAAGGTTATCAAAGTCGGTAGGGTTTCTGTATTTCAAATCGTCAGTCAAGTACAGTATCTTTACTGTCTTAACGTGTTGTCGTAAGTCTCTTGCAAATTGCAATGTCTTGGGTAAAGCATCGGGGTCTAATGCAATTATTGCTGTTGAGAACTGCGACAAGTACCTCTTGTGTCCACTGGACAATGATGTACCCAACACTGCGACCCCGACATATACACCACCATCACCTACAATAGCAGCACTCACGCAGTCCTCAACAACTACAGCCGTTTTACCACACCCATGAGCATATGGCAAGTGGCTTTTTCCATATCTCTTCCACTTAGGTATACGTTTACCCAGTGATCTGCCTGTGGCATCGACCATAACATTGTTGTGTACAACAGGGAACACCACACGATGTTCCTTCACGTCATACAATAACCCTAAATCTTGTGGGTCTATGACCCAATCATCACAGAAAGGTTTGAGCTTCTTGTTATCACGCACAAACCAATCAGGCTTTGAGAAAGTTGCAGTGTGTGTCTCTTCTGCAACACTACCCAAAGACTTGCGAATATCATCTGCACTCAGGGTAGTACGTGTACCACCTGATGCAGTGCAACTAGCCCTGTAACAATTCCATATGATAGAACCCATGTTGTTTGTAACAGTAAAAGTATTCTTAGTATTACATACAGGACATGTCATACGTTTAGTCTCACCATTAACAAGTGATAAGTTACTTATAATATCTTTTATATTCATAGTATATCACTTTCTATGTTGTTCGTTCCACTCAAGGATACACTTATGTTTCTCTGTGTCAAGGCATTATTTGCACTTGCATACGAATGCTTTAGATAAGGCTTAACAGAAGAGATATGATTGTGTCCTGTCACCGACATAATCTGATTGATTGGTACACCTTCCTTGTCCATCTGTGTTACTCCTGTCCTACGTAAGTCCATAAGCCGTAGCTCTTCGGGTAGTTTAGCTAGTCGCATAACCCTTCGCCCTACCTTGGACAATCTTTCCATAGCATATGGATTGTATGTACCGTCAACAGGACGTGGGTGTGGTGCTACGTAACACTGAAACCCAAAGTCATTCTTCTGTTCCTTGAGCATGTGTAGTAGGCTGTCAGATATGGGTAGACTTACGTCAGCCCTACGTTTGCTTTGCTCTAGTTCAAGCACACTGTTATCAAAGTCTACGTTGTCCCACGTTAAGGTACGCATGTCACCCAGACGTTGACACCACTCGTATGCCATGTGAACAATCAAGCCCACATTCCTGTACTCAAAGTCACTGTATGCAACGTCAAGGAACTTGTTCACCTCACCGTGTGACCACACTACCTTACGTTGTTCTGGTGACTTACGTTTTATATTTGCCCAAGGATTGTACGTAGTGTGCTGCATGTCAATGGCGTAGTTGTACACCCTACTGGCACATGTTGCCGCATGGTTGGCAAAACTTATGCCACGTTTGACCCACTCTTCGTATGCTTGCTTTGCAACCTTGGCGGTAACGTACTCATACTTACGCCACCCCATTGTCTGGTGTAACACAGTGAGAAAGTACCTATAATCTACTTTAGTTGTATCACGTAAGGCATTGAAGTCATTAGACATATAGTAATAGTTAATCAGATCAGTCACCTTGCTGCTTGACTTTATTCGTACAACTTGTGCTTGTTCTGCACGATATGTATCAATCTCTTTGTTATGTTCACGTGCGATCTTGCGTACCTCTTTTAAGTCACATCCATATTCCTCACGTTTGACCACGCCCTCATCTACAAGGTTCTGTGGTGGGTTGAAACGGTATGAGATGTCACCCGTAGGTGACACTCGTTCTTGTACATATCGTGGCAGTTTAGGCATGGATTATGCAGCCTCCAATTCAATGAACTTACTATCTGATACCCACTTAGATACCTCTTGCTCACGTGACCACATGCTGATAGCCTGTGTATCGTTGCCAGTGTTACGCAGGTTGAACCCATTACGTTCATCAGCATACGATGCATAGTTGGTGAAGGCAGAATACAATGCCCACTTGTTGTGACCACGTTGTGATGCTTCTTGCATGTACAAGCTGTACATCTTTTCAGCCTTACGTTTGGATGTGATCATGCCCTCAAGCAATGAGCTTACATCTACGTATTTGAGGCTAGTCTTAGCCCACACCTGCATCTTGGCAGCTTGCTCATAGAAATCAGTACGTGCTTTGGTCAGTTCATAGATGAAACTTTCCATAGAAAAGTTAGATGTATTCTTCTTACGTACCTTGTCATAGTCACCACTGATCTGCCCATTGGTACAGAAGAAATCAATAGCACCAAAGTACACTTGGTTAGAGCACGACCCATCAATACCATGTAATGATATGATCCTGTTACCAATCTCTGTGCTATGTTTCTCTGTCTCAACAACAGTTTTCATGTTGGGCAGAGTGATGTCAAGCATAGCCCATGCACCGTCACGTGCAGTGCGCCAGT